TACAAGCAACGTGCATCTACTTGCGTTGAGTGTAATGGATGGGGAGAAATTAGAAAGGTAAAGAAAGATGGAACACCTTATGCCAACCCTACCAAATGTAAGAATTGTAATGGGGATGCTCATACTTTTACTGATATTGTGGACAGTGTGGCGGGATTAAAGTTTAATGCACCTAATCCTAAATGGATAAGTGCTAATGGGTTCTCAACTAGTAAGACACAACTAGAGTTACTAGAAGGTGTAGCAAGACAACGTGGCATGAAAGAAGCTGAGAAGTTCTTACATGATGTACGTAGATTGAGTGCAGTTGAGACATACTTATCATCATTCGTTGATGGTATTAACACATACCTAAAGCCTGATGGAAAGCTTCATGTGAGATTGTTACAACACAGAACTTCAACAGGTAGGTTTAGTGGTGCAGACCCTAACATGCAGAACATGCCTAGAGGTGGTACGTTTCCTGTGAAGAAGGTGTTCGTGTCACGTTGGAAAGGTGGCAAGATACTTGAAGCTGACTTTGCACAGTTAGAGTTTAGAGTGTCTGCTTATTTATCACAAGATGAGGTAGCTATAAATGAAGTTTCTACAGGGTTCGATGTTCACTCATATACGTCTAAAGTTATTACAGATGCGGGTCAACCTACTACTCGCCAAGATGCGAAGGCACATACGTTTGCACCTTTATATGGAGCAACAGGATTTGGAAGAACTAAAGCGGAAGCTGAATACTACTCACACTTCACAGAGAAGTACACAGGAATCAAGTCATGGCACACCCGATTGGCTAAAGAAGCTGTGACTACAGGTATAATAAGAACACCATCAGGTAGAGAGTTTTCTTTTCCTGATGTAAAGAGAAGAAGGAATGGGAGTGTATCACACTTCACACAGATAAAGAACTATCCTGTGCAGTCATTTGCTACTGCTGATATAGTTCCCTTAATTCTTCTTAAGATAGATGAGTTATTACAGACTATGCAAAGTTGTGTAGTCAACAGTGTACATGACTCCATTGTAATCGACACTCATCCTGATGAGGAAACACAGGTGCTAGATATTATAAAGCATGTCAACTCACAGATGAATGGTTTGATTGAAAAACATTTTGGTATAGAGTTTAATGTACCATTATTATTAGAAGCAAAAATAGGTGATAATTGGCTTGACACTAAAGATGTTAGCTGATATAACTATAAGACTTTAACAAAGAGAAAGGAAATATATATGACAAATGAAGTAATAACAATTGATAAGGACAACTATTCAGCGATGGCTAAAGTCATGGGCATGTCAGGTGAAAGCACTTCTGAAAAGAAGCAAGTGAGTACTCTAGCAAGGCTACGAATTAACCATACTCCTATCATGGGAGAAGAAGAGGTTAAGGGTAAGATGACTAAAGTAGAAGTAGTTGAAGGTGGTACTTACAAACTTGAGATACCTGATGGGGATACTTACTTTGCTACTTCAGCTAAGATAAGACCATACCTACAAAGATTCATGTACAAAAGATTCGTCATGGGTGTAGGAGATAAACCTAATCGCTACATTAAGACTATCATGGGAGACAATCTCAATATAGATTTAAAGGATAACGATGGTGGGTTTAACTGTGGTAAACCTTCAGGTTGGATTAAAGATTTTAAAGCTTTACCTGAGAAGATGCAGGATTTAATCAGACAGATTAAAAGAGTACGTGCAGTCTTTGGTACAATAGACTTAATTAATCCAACTGATAATGCAGGTAATCCTGTAGAGGTAGGCACACTACCTTTCATTTGGGAAGTAGAGAATAAAGATGCATTCAAAACTGTTGGTGCTATCTTTAGTCAACTAGCCAAGATGAAAAGATTACCTGTACAACATACAGTTACAGCTAATACAGAAGAGAGAAAGTTACCTAATGGTAATAGCTTCTACTTACCTGTCACATCCCTTGATGTTACATCTGTGTTAGAGTTAACTGACGAAGAGCAGAAGAGATTCGGTGACTTCGTAACTTGGGTGCAGAATTACAATGAGTATATATTAAATGCTTGGAGTGAAAATGCAAACAAGGATATAAGAGAAGATGATATGGATACAGTCGAAGACTTTGTAGACATTGATTCAGAAGACGTAGCATAATGAACCATCCCGCTGAACTCGCAGTGCATCAATATATGACTGATGCTGTAAATGGTAAGTCTGCTATGTCTGAAGAAGTAATTCAACAGGTAGGCAATGACGTTATGGATGCCCTGCGAAAGCAGTTTGGTGGGGATAATAAAAGGGGTGACTTTACTTTACGTATGTCTAACTTAGGTAGACCTACTTGTCAATTGTGGTTTGAAAAGAATAAACCTGAAGTTGCTTCAGCTAAACCAAATAACTTTATGATGAACATGATGTTAGGAGATATAGTTGAAGCAGTCTTCAAGGGTATACTTAAAAGTGCAGGTGTCAAGTATGAAGAACCTGAGACTGTATCACTAGATGTAGGAGACACGAAGGTATCAGGCACGTATGACTTAGTTATAGATGGTGCAGTTGATGATGTTAAGTCTGCATCTGCATGGTCATACGATAATAAGTTTGAGTCCTTTGAAACATTAAGTGATGGTGACCCCTTTGGTTATGTTAGTCAGCTAATTGGTTATGCAAAAGCTTCCAAGAAAAAGATTGGTGGTTGGTGGGTAATCAATAAAGCTAATGGTGCATTTAAATATGTGTCAGCACAAAATGCTGATGTTGAAAAAGAAATGCAGAAGATTGAAGCAACAGTTAAAACTGTACAAGAGAATAAGTTTGAACGATGCTTTGAACCTGTAGAGGAAACATTTAGGGGTAAGCCTACAGGTAATAAGATACTTGGAACAAGTTGCAGTTTCTGTAGCTACAAGTATTCTTGTTGGGAAAACTTGAAGGACTTACCTTCAGTAATGTCTAAGGCACAGTTCCCTAAAGTTGTGTCTTATGTTGAATTAGGAAAGGAGTATAATAATAATGAGCAAGTCAGTTGAAGAACTTAAATCTGAAATAGATGAGATGGAAAAGCAATTAGCGGAAGCTAAAAAAGCATATCGTGAAATGCGTACAGCAGGTTTGCGTGATGCTATTGAAGCTAGAAAAGCAGCAGATGAAGCAGTAAAAGAAGAACTAAAGAACTTAGGTTATTCTAATACATATTCATATAGCAATCCATTTATATCTTGGCGAAACTTTTAATGCCGCCTCATAGCATTAGAAGAGAAGCTATAAAATATGGGTATAGGAGTGGGTTAGAACATGCCCTCTCCTTATACTTGAAGGAACATAAGTACAAGTATGCTTATGAATCCATTAAGATAGAGTGGGAAGACTTAACTTATCGCACCTATACCCCTGACTTTATATTAAACAATGGTATAATAATAGAAACTAAGGGAAGGTTCTTAGCATCAGACAGAAAGAAACATTTATGTATACAGAAACAACATCCTAATCTAGACATACGATTTGTATTCACAAACAGTAGAAGTAAACTAAGCAAGGGTGCGAAGTCAACATATGCACAGTGGTGTATGAAACATGGCTTTAGATACTATGACAGGATTATTCCTGAAGAATGGTTAAAAGAGAAGGGTAAGAATAAGCACCCTACCTTCATAAAGTTTAAGGGTACAAAGATAAAAAGGAGATAGATTATGGATAAGACACCTAGAAAGAAACGAAGGATAAGAGCAAGACTTCTACGAAAAGATTTTATTATACGAGTAAGACCTATGCTCAATAAAAAGCATGAATGGAATGGTGCTGTCGATATAGGTATAATAACAGACCCTGATAATAAGATGAACGATGAAGACTATTATCAAGTATTACATTTGTGTAAGATGATGTGTGCCATAGTTCCTTTGACAGAAGACGACAACGAACTTCGAGATGACATAAATGATTTTATTGAAAATGTTGTTGACAAAGAATACCACGATATGATAAAAGAAAAGAACAAACCAAAAGCTAACATAGTGGGTGTCAAAGATAATGTTATACACATAACTATTAATTCAGACACTGAAGGCAACGCATAATGGAAAGGTATACAGAATATATGGCAAGAAAACTTAAAGAAGTAGAACACACAAAACAGGACATGGTTAATAGTCCTATCCATTATAACAAAGCAGGTATTGAAACCATCGATGCCTTAGAAGCTATGTTAGTGGATGGGTTTGATTATTACTTACAAGGTAACATAGTTAAGTACCTATGGAGATTTAGATATAAGAATGGTGTAGAAGACTTAAGGAAAGCACAGTGGTATCTGAATAAACTTATTGAGGTCTATGATGATAAGAGTTAAAGTATTTCTTACACTAGAGGTAGACCCTGAAGAGTACCCTGTACCTGCTGATGAAAATGTAGGAATAGAAATAGAAGAAGGCATACAAGAATACTTCTATGATGTAGAAGGAATTAAGATTAAGAACATAAAAACAATAACGGAGTAATGAACATGATACAAAACTATTTACCAACAGACTACCAAAACTTCATAGCACTCTCTCGCTATGCAAGATGGAAGGATGATGAACAAAGAAGAGAGAATTGGGGTGAGACTGTAGACAGGTACTTTGATTACATGTCTGACCACCTTAAGAAGAACCATTCGTACACTATCACTAAAGCCCTAAAAGAGAAGCTTACAGAGCAGATAATGAGTTTAGGTGTTATGCCTAGCATGAGAGCATTAATGACTGCAGGACCTGCCTTAGACCGTTGCCATGTGGGTGGTTATAATTGTAGCTACATACCTGTAGATAGTCCACGTTCATTTGATGAATGTATGTACATACTTATGTGTGGCACAGGTGTAGGTTTCTCTGTTGAACGGGAAAATGTAGACAAGTTACCTATAGTTAATGAACACTTTGAGGACAGCACTACTACTATAACTGTCGGTGACAGCAGACCCGGTTGGGCAAAAGCATTGAGAGAACTTATTGCTATGTTATATGTAGGGCAAGTACCTAAATGGGATGTGTCACAGGTAAGACCTGCAGGTGCTAGACTAAAAACATTTGGTGGTAGAGCATCAGGACCTGCACCTTTAGTTGAACTATTTCAGTTCTGTATACAGAAGTTCAAGGGTGCTAAAGGTAGAAGATTGTATCCTATTGAATGTCACGACTTGATGTGTAAGATTGGAGAAGTTGTGGTTGTAGGTGGAGTACGTAGGTCTGCACTTATATCTTTGTCTAACTTAGGTGATGACCAATTAAGACATGCTAAATCAGGAGAGTGGTGGGATGAACCTGATAAAAATATAAAGAGAGAAGGTCAAAGAGCATTAGCTAATAACTCTGTAGCTTATAAAAATAAACCTGAGATGGGTACATTCATGCGAGAGTGGACATCATTATATGAATCTAAGTCAGGTGAACGTGGTATCTTTAATAGACAGGCAGCTAAAGTTAAAGCATCTGAGAATGGTAGACGAGAGATTGACCATGAGTTTGGATGTAATCCTTGTAGTGAAATCATACTAAGACCATATCAGTTCTGTAATCTTACTGAGGTAGTGTGTAGAGCTACAGATGATTTACAAACTCTGACTGAGAAGGTACGTATGGCTACTATATTAGGTACATTACAGTCTACTCTTACTAGCTTTAAGTATTTACGTAAGATATGGAAAGATAATACAGAAGAAGAGAGACTATTAGGAGTTTCCCTAACAGGTATATTAGATAATAAGATATGGTCAGAGGAAGTTCTTACTATATTAAGAGACGTTGCAATAGAAACTAATAAGAAGATGGCTAAAGACTTAGGTATACCACAGTCAACTGCAATCACTTGTGTAAAACCTAGTGGTACAGTTAGTCAATTAGTTGACAGTGCTTCAGGTATTCATGCTAGACATAATGACTACTACATCAGAACTGTACGTGGTGATAACAAAGACCCAATCACACAGTTTATGAAAGATAGTGGCATACCAAACGAACCTTGTTTTTCAAAACCTGATAGCACTACTGTGTTCAGCTTTCCAATGAAGTCACCTGATGGTGCAGTCACTAGAACACAGATGTCAGCTATTGAACAGCTAGAGTATTGGCTCATGTTCCAAAGACATTGGTGTGAGCACAAGCCTTCTGTTACTGTGTCTGTCAAGGAAGATGAGTGGATGGATG